GTTGAAATCCGTGTTATTGAGAATGTTGAAAACATGACTCTAGGCTCAGGAAATAATTACAACTTCAAAGCTGGTCAGAAGTACAAGGTAACTCGTGACGTTGCCCAACACCTTCAAGAAAAAGGTTATCTAGCTGGAATTATCTAAGCTAAATATCGGTGGAGTGGGCGGCAGCGATGCCGCCTTCTTCGTTTATCAGGACTTTTTTAAGATTTACCGCCATCATTAGAGGACTAAGTGTGAGGAGTTTTTGTGGCAAATTTGTACGACCTCTCCTCTAGAGTTCGTTTAGAACTTGGCGACCAGCCTAAACAATTTAGCCTCACTTTTACTGGCGATGCTCAAACTTCAGATTTTCCATTAGCAATTCACCCTATTGACCCTTATACCTTAGAGGTATATGTAAATGGCTCACCAGTGGCCGTAACAACTGGATACACACTAGAAGCAGACGTTGGTGTCGTGCATTTTGTCCACACACCCCCTGCAAACGCCGCAATTCTTATTCGCGGTCTTGTATACCGTTACTTCACAGACGATGACATCTGCCGATTTGTTAATACAGCAGTAACGCAGCACACCTATAACCGCACTAATGGTTTAGGTAGCCAGATGACTATTGCGATGATTCCAGCTGTTGAAGAGTATCCTATTGCCATTCTTGCAACTATTGAGGCTCTATGGGCGCTAGCAACAGATGCATCCTTTGATATTGATATCCAAGCCCCAGATGGTGTGAACATTCCGCGTTCTGAGCGTTATCGCCAGCTTACTCAAACTATTCAGGCTCGTTGGGACCAATACAAGCAACTATGTGCTGCTCTTAATATCGGCCTATGGCGTATTGAAATGGGAACACTTCGCCGTGTTTCTCGTCTTACTAATAAGCTTGTTCCTGTTTATATGGCCCAAGAAATTGATGACTCACGTCAACCAGAGCGCGTTTATATTCAGAACGACCTTATGGGACGCACGCCATTCCCAAGCTACGTCGAAGTTCAAGACATCATTCTTTATCAGGGCGATTCTTATAGTGAAGAAGTTGACTTCCCATTCGATATCACAGGACTTCAATGGAAAGCACAGATTCGCACCTATCCAAATGCGCCTTCTCTCTACGCCACCTTTAATATTGAGGTAACATATACCTCAGAATCATTGAGCAAACTCAGACTCTCACTTGATAGAAACGCAAGCGCCTATCTTCCACCACGTGCTTTTTGGGATTTGCAAGCAACATCAACCGATGACAGCGGCTATGAAAACACATACTTACGTGGCCAAGTCTTTACTACACAGCAGGTGACCCTTGACTAACTATTGCCGTTGCGTAGGTGCACAGCACACCTGCGGTATCCAAAATGTTAATGTTCAAGGACCTAATGTTGTTGTTGTAGGACAAGGTGGCCCTAGAGGCGCACAAGGTATTCAAGGAACGCAGGGTATTTCGGGTTCTGGCACACAAGGTACTCAGGGAACCATAGGTCCTGTCGGACCTGGTTCTGGAGCACAGGGAACCACAGGTGCACAAGGCCCTATAGGAACGCAAGGACCGACGGGACCTCAAGGCGTACAAGGAGTTTCTGGCCCTCAAGGTGTCCAGGGAGTTGATGGCGGGGGAGTTACCCTCCAGCAACTAGAAGACGCTATTGCTGCCTCGGCAATAGCCTCTACAGATGATCTACCTGAGGGCGTAGTAAATAAGTACTTCACCACGGCTCGGGTGTCCTACAACCACGTGCAGGGTGTTGCAAGTAGTTCATGGGTTATTAACCATAATCTTGGTTTTTATCCTAACGTTACAGTTCAAGATTCTGCTGGTAACATAGTGGAAGGCGAAATTACGTACACTACATTGGACTCCATCACCGTCACCTTCTCAACAGCTTTCTCAGGCGAAGCGTATCTAAGTTAGTTATCTTAAGGAGATAATGTAATGGCACGTAAGTTTTTAACCCCAATTGATTTAGGAAAGCTTGAGCTTCAGAATGCTCGCATTCAGAACCTTTCAACTGCCGCCCAACCACAGAACCCTGTTGAAGGTCAGATTTACTATGACACAACAGACAAGTACATCAAGCAATGGAACGGAACTGTTTGGGTTGCTTTTGGTGCTCAAGGTGTTCAAGGTACCCAAGGAACACTTGGTACTCAAGGTGCTCAAGGTGTAGATGGTCAACAAGGCACTCAAGGCACAGACGGTACACAGGGTACTCAAGGCACAGATGGTACTCAAGGCACTCAAGGCGTAGACGGCCAACAAGGCACACAAGGTACAGACGGCACCCAAGGAACTCAAGGAACTGACGGTACGCAAGGTACTGATGGTCAACAGGGTACACAGGGAACTGATGGAACCCAAGGCACACAAGGAACTGATGGCACACAAGGTACACAAGGCACAGACGGTCAGCAAGGAACTCAGGGAACCGATGGCACACAAGGAACTCAAGGCACAGATGGTACCCAAGGAACTCAGGGTACTGATGGCGCACAGGGTACACAAGGTACCGATGGTGCTCAAGGTACAGACGGTCACTCTGACCGCTATAAGACAACCTCTAATACCGCAAATGATATTGCAGTAGCAGATGGCGTAGTCTTCTATGTAAATGACGAAAATCTTTCTTACTCAGTAGGTCAAGATGTCGTTGTTGCTTACGACATTAATAACTACATGACTGGAACTGTTGCTTACTACGAGACAGTGCCATCTGATTACATCCAAATAAACATCCATACCATTGTTGGTTCTGGAAACTACTCTTCATGGACAATTAATCTTGATGGAGCAACAGGTGTACAAGGTACAACTGGCTCTCAAGGTACACAGGGAACAGACGGTACCCAAGGCACACAAGGTACAGATGGAACTCAAGGTACAACAGGTACATCATTTACATGGCAAGGTGATTGGAGCGCATCTCCTCTATACCGTATTAATGATGTAGTCCAATACAATGGTTCTTCTTACATCGCTACCGCCGATAATCAAGCAGAACAGCCTTACGGTTCTGGTTTCTGGTCACTACTTGCCGCACAAGGCGTAATGGGTGCACAGGGAACCGACGGTACACAGGGCACACAAGGAACAGATGGTACCCAAGGAACACAAGGTACCGATGGAACACAAGGAACTGAAGGTCAGCAGGGTACTCAAGGTACTCGTGGTGCTCAAGGAACGCAGGGCACACAGGGTGTAGATGGTACACAAGGTGCTCAAGGCACTGATGGAACTCAGGGAACTCAGGGCACTGATGGAACACAAGGCGCACAGGGAACTGAAGGACAGCAAGGTACACAAGGTACAGACGGTACGCAGGGTACTCAAGGTACAGATGGAACACAAGGTACCGACGGACACTCAGACCGTTACCGCACGACTTCCACAGATACTTACACACTACAAGTAGCAGATAACGTAACATTTACTGTTGAAGCAGGGCTAAGTTACTCTGTTGGTCAAGACATTGTTATTGCGTCTGACGCAAATAACTTGATGCATGCAACAGTAACCAATTACAACGGCAGCAACGGTCAACTTACCTTCAATATCAAGGACTATACTGGCGGAGGAACTTCTGGTTCTTGGTCAGTAAACCTTGACGGTGCTACGGGTGTTCAGGGAACTACAGGTTCACAGGGAACCCAGGGAACCGATGGAGCCCAAGGAACTCAGGGAACTGATGGCACGCAAGGTGCACAGGGAACCCAAGGTACTCAAGGTACACAGGGAACTGATGGTACTCAAGGTGCTCAAGGTACCCACGGTACCCAAGGTGTACAAGGTACACAGGGTCTTGATGGACAACAGGGAACCCAAGGCACCGATGGTACGCAAGGTACCCAAGGTACTGATGGAACCCAAGGAACCCAAGGTACGGATGGTACTCAAGGTACTGCCGCTCTCTGGAACTACCTCGGTGCGTATGACCCAGGAGTCATCTACACAACAGGTGATGTTGTTACTTACGGCGGACAACTTTGGTACCGCAATGTTTACACCTCTGCTGGTTACACCCCTGGTGGAGTAGAGGGATATTGGGACCTACTTGCCGCTCAAGGCGTTCAAGGCACTCAAGGAACTGACGGAGCTCAGGGAACTCAGGGAACAGATGGAACTCAGGGCACCCAGGGTACCGATGGTACACAGGGAACGCAGGGTACAGATGGAACTCAAGGAACGCAGGGTACAGATGGTACTCAGGGTACCCAGGGACATTCTGACCGTTACCGTACATCGTCTTCAACATCTAACGCAGTTGCCGTAGCAACTAACGTAAGTTTTGTTCTAGATGACCCAGACCTATCGTACTCAGTTGCTCAAGATGTAGTAATTGCACACAGCGATGCAGCATACATGCACGCAACGGTGGTCAGTTACACCTCAGGTACTAACACCCTTGTCGTAGACGTTAAGGATGTTGTTGGTTCTGGAACCTTTACCTCATGGTCTATCAACCTTGATGGTGCCACAGGTGTACAGGGAACCACTGGTTCTCAAGGTACCCAAGGTACTGATGGTATCCAAGGTCTTGATGGTATCCAGGGTACACAAGGTACTTCTGGACAACTCGGAACCTACGCAGAGACCATTACTGGAGATTCAACAGATGGTGGAGCAACTGGAACTACACAGTTCACAATTAACCACAATCTTGGAACTACAGATATCATGGTTACGGTTTGGGATGCAGCTACCAAGATGGAAGTTGTAACAGACGTAGCCTATGTAACTAACACCTCAGTTACAGTTGGATTTGCCGTAGCGCCAATCACAACTAAGTCATACAGAGTGGTTGTTAAAGCGTAACTAAATGAGCAAAAAAGCATTAGTCCCCGTTAACGTACTTGCCAGTGGGTCTGAACCTGCTGGTGAGTACGAGGGTGACTTATTCTTTAAATCTACAGAGAAGTCTCTTTACGCATTTGATGGAACGAACTGGAACCCTGTATCTAGCGGAAGCATAGATGGCGGGTCAGTTGACACAGTTTTTGGTGGAGTAAATCCAACTGATGGAGGTAGTGTTTAATGGCAACAAGAATTCAGTTACGTCGTGGTATCTCCACCACTTGGACAGCAGATAACCCAGAGCTTGCTCAAGGTGAAGTTGGCTTTGAAACCGACACTGGCAAGTTTAAAATTGGCGACGGTATTCACCTATGGAATTCTCTTTCTTATGCAACGCTAAAGCCTAGCGAAATTACAGACGCAATTGCTGCGTCTTCTTTGGGGACAACGGACGACCTTCCAGAAGGTGTTCAAAATCTTTACTACACAGATACCCGTGTAGGGGAGTACATCTCTAATAACCACATTAATTTACAGGGTACACAGGGCGTACAAGGAACTTTTGGAACTCAAGGCTCACAAGGCACAACTGGCTCTCAAGGAACACAGGGAGTTCAAGGTACACAGGGGCTACAAGGACCACAAGGTATCCAAGGTGTCCAAGGAGTACAAGGGACACAAGGCGTTCAAGGTACACAGGGACTACAGGGGCCACAGGGTGTCCAAGGATTACAAGGAGTTCAGGGCGTACAAGGTGTTCAAGGTGTTCAAGGCGTACAGGGAGTTCAAGGAACACAAGGAACACAAGGCACCCAGGGTACACAAGGTCTACAAGGACATGGCGACCGCTACCAAACATCTTCTTCTTCAGTTCAAACTATTACAAATACTGGGGCCCTTTCTCTAACAATTGAGTCTGGACTTTCTTATTCAACAGGTCAAGATGTAGTCATTGCTTATGACGCATCTAACTTGATGCATGCAAATGTATCTTCATATAACTCAGCTGATGGTGTTCTTGCCGTAAATGTTAAGGATTCAGTAGGTTCTGGTTTCTACTCATCATGGACTGTCAATCTTGATGGTGCAACAGGTATTCAAGGCGTTCAAGGAACCCAGGGTGTTCAAGGAATCCAAGGCACTCAGGGAACTCAAGGTACACAGGGCGTTCAAGGCACACAGGGCACCCAAGGTACACAGGGAACTCAAGGAGTTCAAGGAACCCTTGGTGCTCAAGGTACTGCTGGATATGTGGGTGCTGATGGCGCTCAGGGTACACAGGGTGTTCAAGGTGTACAAGGAACTCAAGGAACAGCAGGTTACGTAGGAGCCGATGGTGCTCAAGGTACCCAGGGAACTAAGGGTTCTCAAGGTGTACAAGGAACGCAAGGCACCCAAGGAACGCAAGGTACCCAAGGTACTACTGGTGCTCAAGGAGCTGTAGGTTCACAAGGAACTCAGGGAACTCAGGGTACACAAGGCGCTCAGGGCACACAGGGAACACAAGGTGTACAAGGAGTTCAGGGTGTACAGGGACTTCAGGGCGTACAGGGTCCTGCAAACATCAATAACGCTCACCTATCTGTAGCCTTAGCAACTGCCGCAGTTCTTCCTAACTCCCCTACATACACCGCTGGTTCTACAGACGCTAATGGCGGTACTGGAGTCGGCGCATACTTACAAGCAACCACTTATGGTGCGCTAGTAGTTGACGGTGTAACTGTTACATCGGTAGGCGAAAGAATCTTGGTTAAAGACCAAGCAACAACAACTCAAAACGGTATTTATACCGTAACAACAATCGGTGATGGTTCTCATTATTGGAAGCTTACTCGTGCAACTGACTACGATGACAGCAGTGCTGGTGAGGTTAGCTACGGAGACTTTGTACTTGTTGTAGCTGGAAACACGCATGCAGGACAGTCTTGGATTCAATATAACTTTGGCTCTCTTGCTGGTGGTTATATCAAGATTGATACAGACTCAATCTTGTGGACCCAAACAACTGGTACTGGTACACAGGGAGCAACTGGTGCTACTGGTGCTGGTGGTGTTCTTACTAATTCTGGCGGCTTTTATTCAACAGTTACACAAACTGCTGGAACATCAAGTTCTGGAACAGCAATTGCATTTGATTCTACCGCTATCTCACATGGAGTAACACTTACCAGCAATGGGTCAAATTTAACTAAAGTTAATCTACCAGTATCTGGTACATACAATATCTCTACAAACTTGCAAATCCAATCAACTGGCGGAAATCATACTGCTACATTTTGGCTTCGTAAGAACGGAACAACAGCGGTAACTGCTTCAGCAAGCGACATTATCGTTGGGTCTAATAACCCATTCTTAAGTACTTGGACATGGCAGGTTGATGCAACCGCAAATGATTACTACGAAGTTATGTGGTACGCAGACTCTACTAACGTACAACTTGGATACGCTGCCGCTTCAGGGTCGTATCCAGAGGCCCCATCTGCTTATATTCGTGTAAATCAAGGTGCCTATCAAGGTATCCAAGGTACTCAAGGAACCCAAGGAACTCAAGGCACACAAGGTACACAGGGAACCCAAGGCGTTCAAGGAGTCCAAGGTGTCCAAGGAACACTAGGAGCACAAGGTGCTCTTGGCACAACTGGAGCCCAAGGAACAACTGGTGCTCAGGGAGTACAGGGTACACAAGGCACACAGGGAGTTCAAGGAACTCTCGGTGCTCAAGGTTCACAGGGAACAACAGGTTCACAAGGAACTCTTGGCTCACAAGGTGCTACTGGCGCACAGGGTGCAACAGGAGCACAAGGTACAACGGGTGCTCAAGGTACCCAGGGAACCCAGGGCGTCCAAGGTGTACAAGGTACAACAGGCGCTCAAGGAGCACAGGGAACTCAAGGCATACAAGGTGTCCAAGGAATCCAAGGAACACAGGGCGTACAAGGTACGCAAGGTGTTCAAGGACAACAAGGTGACAAGTATGCAACTACTTCCACTACGTCCTTCACACTAGCAAGTAGCGGAGCAAGCCAATCAATTACCGTGGCCTCTTCCACCCTTGCATACTCAATCGGCCAAGATATTATTGTTGCTTACGATGGTAACAACATCCAATACGGAAAAGTTGTTTCTTACTCAAGCACAACTCTTACTTTTACCAAGCTTACCGCTATCGGTTCTGGAACATACGCAACATGGACAGTTAATCTTGATGGTGCTGTTGGTATCCAAGGAGCACAGGGAACTCAGGGAACCACAGGAGCTCAGGGTACTCAAGGAGTCCAGGGCACACAGGGAACACAAGGTGTACAAGGAGTTCAGGGAACTCAAGGTGTTCAGAGCATTGCAACCCAAGGAACACAAGGAACTCAAGGTGTTCAGGGAACGCAGGGTGTCCAAGGTACGACTGGTGCTCAAGGTACGCAAGGTACACAGGGTGTTCAGGGAGTTCAAGGTCTTATCGGAACAATTGGAGCAGACCCTACAGTAACAATTCTACTCTTTGGTGGAATGTAGCTAGTTTAGTAGTTCTGTACTGCCTCTGTGTATTTGGCTAACATTTGCTGCGCCCTGTAAAAACTTGATAGGTATGTACTTATCGGGCTTTACTGTATATGTAGAAAACTGCGCCTGATTCTCTTCTTGCTTCATCCTGAAGTTAAAGATATACCAATCTACAGGGGCAGTTATTCCTTGTGATTCAACATCTGCAATAGCTTTTTCTGCGCCCCTACGACTTACTGCGTATCCAGCACAGGACCACTGTTGATATGAGCGGCAGATATTCTCATCACCCATATCATGCAGTTGTGGGTTGTAAGCAAAGAATGAGTCATTAGGGACAAAAAATGAGAAGAAGTCCCATACAGGCATGAGCTCATCCAGGTACTTCTCAGCAATAAACTTAAAGTTTTTGCTCAATACAATGTCGTCTTCAAAGATAATAAGAGTGTCGTAATCGCTCTCTAGGAACCTTTTCCAAGCCTTATAGTTGCTAGCCCAGACCCCAACTACACCAGCACTAGGTGGGAAGGTCTCCCCTGGCTGACAGTAATCCTCAACAGTATTAACCTTAAACTCAGGGTGTAGATTAATAAAGTTCTCTACTTTATCTGCGGTATTAAGATACATAGTGGGAGAACCAAGGCGCGGTAAAAAGGACATACTGTTTAAAATGCCATCGTAAGATTTGTTACGAAGGGTGTTTCCAGTATCTACGTGAAAGACTTCAAAGCATGCGTTCTCTAGCATTTAACAAACCACATCTGATAGCCATCTTCTAGGCACTTCATTTCGCCCTCACATACCTGCATAAAGGCATTAACTCCACGCATAGGCTCTAAGAAAGGCTTACCGCCCTCTGCCCACAGGTAATCATCAAAGGCAATGACTCCACCAGGCTCTAGTACCTTAAAGGCGTTGAGGCCATCTAAGGCTGTTTGAAGGGCGGTGTGGCTTCCATCTATATAGATGAAGTTAAATGTCTTTTTGTTTGTGTTGAAGAACTCATCGCTCGTCATCTTATGCTTAATAACTTTAGAGTTATTTGAGAAGCGAGAGTCGTAGTAGCCCTCTACAGAAGTAAAGTCAAGAGATTCATGCTGCTCTTCTTCACTACCTTCCCATGTATCCACGTCATCTATGGTTACGATATCCCTGTTAATTAAGAGCCACTCTGTAGCATCTCCTGTATAGGTGCCAATTTGGAGAGCACGTAAAGGGACTTGGGGGCATTTTCTATCAAAGTATGGAGAAACATTCTGAAACCAATTAGGAAACATTAGAACAACTTAAGGTTATTAAGGCACCCGTTAACATACTCAGGTGACATCTCATAGTTATCTAGCAGGTGGTCAAAGAGAGCCTTGCTCTCTTCTTTACGACCAAGCCACCAACCACATACAGCTTTCTCAAAGAGCAAGCAATACATGCCGTTATATTCAACATAGGATGGGAGCGGATTGTTGTAGTCAGCTAGATGATTGGCTAATCCAAGCTCAGCAAAGGTAGCTGACCTCTGCCACTCTTTATTGCGCTCATGGATTCTAGAGAGATGGAAATACGCCTCTGGTCTTCCAGGGAGCAGAGAGACTGCTTGTAGAAGGGTTTGATAGACAGTGGAGCTTCTACTTCCTTGTTTAGAAAAACATAGGGCCATCTTTATCAAAGAGGTATAGGCAAGCAAAGTATGGGTCTGATAACCACGGTCAGCGGCTCTTAGGTAGAAGCCAGCTGCCGATGAGTATTGGCCTTGGTCATAATAAGCATTAGCAAGGGCAAAGTTCTTCTCAGGATTATAGGAGTCAAAGGCAACATCTACTGCCAAGTCTTTAATTGCCATTTATTTCCTCCATATTTTTTGCGTTCTTTATTAAGTTGCATCCACCGTGGGCTGGTCTAACATTTTCTAATGTATCTGAGCCCCCTTTGGCTAAGGGAACCAAATGGTCTATATGAAGGCCCAATCTCCACTCACCTACACCCACTTTACGAGATGCTGTTAGGTCTATTACCTCTTTGCATATGTGGCAATCTATGCCGTACAAATCAAGTACTTCTTGTTCTTGATACTGCTTGTGTCCGTTATTTAACTTCCAAGCTTTTCTTTTACGTGCGTAAGAACGAAACTTTTCTAGATTATTTAACCTATACTCTTCTCTTTCTTCTTTATGTTCGGCACGATATTTGTCTTGATATTCCTTGACATATTGTGGGTTGTTTTGTCTAAACAACTTGTTACGTTCAAGTACCTTTTCCCTACGCTTTAAATGTCCTTCTTTATTTTCTTGTTTAGCTTTTTCAGGATTAACGAGACGCCATGTTCTTTTAGCTTCTCGGCAAGCCG